GTCCATTCCTGTACACCTCCGTGTAATTTTCCGGGCCTCCGCCCAAATATTGGCCCTCTCCAAGGCATATAAAAAGCACACCCTGCGACAATTCGCAAAGTGTGCTAGTTATTAAATTTTTAGTATTCATCAAACAAAAACATTAGGGGCATCCGCTAAAATTTCCTCAAGCGTTTTTCCATCGTATCTCCACTTTTGAGCTAACTCATCGAAATTTTTAAAGGTTTGCCCTCCATCTGTACAATTCCACTTTCCAATGTTGGGTCCCTCATCAAATCTAAGTATCGTGAAACCGAAATCTTGATATTCAAACATCATCTCTCCCATAAACTCGAAGTATTTCTTAGCTTCTTTCAAACTTACCATTATTTATCACTCCTTTCCGAAAAATCTGTATTCCACACCCTGTCTTTGTCCGTTAAGTTTGCCCCTTTTCCTCTGGGGCGGTTTTTTCGGTAATTAAATAAATGTTTGTGCCCGTTCTTAGGATGTTCTTCAGGTCTACCGTGATCAGTCAAATCATAATCCACTAAAGCCATTCCATTAGAATCGTACACCCTTCGTTGATGTAACGCTTTTATTTTTGTATCAAACACATCCGTAATAGAATCCGGATCCCCATAAAGCGGCAAACTCGGGATCCGGTTTGTGAAACTAATAACCGTTCTGTTTGCCATGGCTTTTCCATACAAGGCTTTATCTTTTAATATTATACCATAATCTGGCTTCTTTATGGGCGATAATCTGGCGGTATATAAGTGAAACCCTTGATATCCACGTAAATTCTCTTTCCATCGCCCTGTCTTACGCCAAACCTTCTCCCCTACAATCCCTAAAACGTGTTTGCGCTGCCAATCAGTCAGGCCTTTCAACCACGTATCCCCGGCTTCATCCGTCCTGTTTTTCATCTGTGTGAGATCCACTTCACCGATATAGACCTGGCTTAGCCTGCATAAACAATGCGGATGCGCTGGGAATGGCGGCGTTCTATCCTTGGGATATATACCTGGTCCCAAGTTAAACATATCGGCCGTAGCATACATGTCACAGATGTCATGGACAGGATGCCGGCTTCCTAAACGCCACTGTATAGCAACAACATCTGGATCCTGCATACAACCAGCCATGAAGCCATCCCCCCAGGCTCGTGCAAGTTCGGTCCGAATAATCCTGTCTGCTATATACCGTGATTTTTCTTGCATCGCAACGTTTACGGCTTTTGCCAAGGCCACTTCGCTCCCCGTGAGAGCTTCTTTAAGCACCAATCCATACGCAGATCTAAGTGCTTTGGTTGGCGCTCCACGATGCGCCAGTCGACAGATGTTATCCAGTGCAATCTTCGCGGCCCTCAACTGCTTAAAATCGCCCTGTGTTGCCCGTCTTACGACTTTAAGATAATCCGGTATATCCTGCTTATTCAGAACATGCCCTGCATTATATCCATCGTATAAGGCACGGGCAGCTTGTACCCAGGTTGCATTTTGCTTCAGCTGCTGTCTGATTGTATTGACGATAGCAGAGCGCATTTCTTTAGCTGCGCCATGGAGTTTTTTTGAAAGCGTCATCTTATCTGACGTCCAAGCACGATCTAAAGCTTTGCCCCATGCTTCCGCTTCCTCTATAGAGATTTGACTAAGATGAATCCCATAGCCGGCAGCTGCAGCTTCCAGTAAGGCGCTTCGGAGTTCCGGTAAAGTAAATAGCTCCGGATACTGCTCTTGCATCTTTTGCAAAGCAACGCTTACGGATTTGCTGCGCAGCTCTATCATCAGAAAATCAAGTGCTGATTTAGCCGTTTCCTGCCACTCAGCAGACAAACGATTGACAATGCGTCTCAGCTCGTCTCCGTCCTTTTTTCGTTTCATCATTCACCATCCGGATGCTGTTCTCCATCCAATTTTAAGGTCTCCAGCATCTGTGAATATTCAGCCACCAACCGGTCAAAATCTTCATCCTGAAGCTCCGGCAAATAGCTCGTCAGTACACGCTTGAACACTTCCAGGCTGAAGCCCTCCCCAAAATCAAGATTCTTGGCTATTTCCGCATTGGCCAATTCCATTTCAATATCGGCTACACTGAAATCCGAAGGATAATTTAACTTATATTCGAATTCAACCCCTATCCAACGTTGGAACAGCCGGGACAGTCTATATTCCACCGCTTCTATCCGGTCAGCGAAATCACTTAGCATTTGATTGGTCTGTTCAAAGTCCCATGCCTTGGCCACGCCGCTTTGTTGAGATCGAACCCCTGTAACGTTAACTACACCGGCCATGCGGTAGCATTCTTGCTGTAGCCTAACAACCGTATCAGATAACGTAGCCGCTGGACTGGCATCCGGCGCTATAAATTCCGGACGATGGGAAGACTCCGGAGGAAAGGCCAATGCATTGTTCGTTCCGATAGTCAACTCATCCATCACGGTGCTAGGATAGGTTAGCACACTAAAGGTTTGACCCACCAAAATATCACTCAACCAGCTGCTTTGGTTGTAGATAACCAGGTTCGTCTTTGCGATACTGGCAAAATCAGAAATTGGCAGCGGGTCAAAGGCATTAATGCTTTTACTGGGCAATGCAATTACCGGAACCATACCCAAATCCCAGGTACCAGAGGTTTTTCCTTCGCTGTCCTCTAAAGTCCATCCTTCTGCGGTCAAAGTTCTTTTTGCTTGGTTAGATTCTGCTTTTAAATCCGGCTCGGTATATATAAATTTAGTAATCCGGCCAAACTTATCTACCTCCACTTCCACTACACGTAATGGCTCAACGAGGAATGCATATGGTAATCGGTTACGATCCATAGCTAAATCCTGAAGGCTCAACTGATCCACAGATTCTGCAGCCCTATCCATTACGATAAACACCGTACCATAAAGCTTGCTAGCCAAAGCTGCTTGCTTCATGAATTCACTGATTTTTGTTCCGGTAAAATCAACATCTTGCAAAAACTCACCCCAAACATTCGCGCCCACGCCGGTATATTCGCGAACAGCTAAGGATTTAAAAATTGGGGAAACATGGGCATCCACGCAAGGCTTTAAGTAGTTCAAATAATAAGCTAGCTTTTTACGCTGCTCATATTTAGCTACATCTTCCCTGTGATACTTCAAGAGCCGGTCACCGGTTAAGAATCCGCCGCTGCCTTCGTAACCCTCTTTTAACAATTTGTATAATTCCTGATTGTGGTTCTTCATTTCGATCTCCTAATAGTTGACCCGCCCTGCAATGATCCTATTATTTCTCATCACATCCGACATCCCGTAACGGACGGCATCAATAGCATGATTGTTTTTATCCGGATACGCGCTGATGAACTGTCCGTCTTTGGTCCGTTCATATTCATAAGTCGCAAATTCCCGATACGTGTTGGGGCACCGCTCTTTGTCAATCACAATCGCCGTCAAGTTCTGCAACCATCTGATTCCAAAGTCTACGCTGTCAGGCCCTTTGATTGCCCCGTCAACAGATAGGCCCAGCTCTCTTAGTTCGGCAATAGATTTAGGCTCGGCGCTATCAGCCTTAATTGGCCGCATAGGTTTTCGATAGGATATAAACTTTGCCGCTCGGCGGTTACTCAATTTCTGCTGGTAAATCTCATCAAAAATATATAAGGTTTCATGTTTTTTATCGTAATGCATGACAATAAACGCTAGTGGATCCACAGCAAATCCGAAGTCCAATCCATAATATCTGCGGTCAAAGTTCTCTATGTCTGCATCAGAAAACGGTTCATTCCGGACATTCTCAAACACGCTGCCTCCGGTACCGGTTATTTCTCCCAAATACTCATGTCGATAAGCAGTCTCATTCTTTAACTTCAGCTTTTCAGCCTCCTCAAAAAACAAAGGACCCAGCCATTCCTTGGGAGCCCGCAGATACGTTGAATGATGTACTACCCGCCCCGGCTCATCCAACAATGTTTCTTGATTCACCCAATTATCTAAAGACTTAGGCGGGTTATAGCTGCCAAACACCCAGAAAATATCTCCTCCGCGTAATAAAGACTGGTTCAGGCTTCTAATTTCTTCCATACCGCTGAACTGGTCCAGCTCTTCATACCAGACCACTCCAACATAGCCCTTGGCCAGTTTTATGGATTTGATTTTCCCTTTATCATCAACGCCAAAAAACAAAATCTTTTGTCCTGTTTGGCGATTCACAAACTCCATAGGACTTACTGTACCTTTCCATACACCGGAAAGCCCCAACTTATCTATCGCCCACTCAATCTGCATATACACAGAGTTACGCAGCGTGTTACCTACTTTGCGCAGGATAACAGCGTTGCAATTTTTATGCCCGGTCAATAATAAAAGGACTTCCACAGATATGCATGTCGATTTCATGCTTCCACGTCCGCCCTTCAAAATATAATGAGTATACTCATGCCGCTTTATTTTCTTGTGTATTCCGTAAAAACTAGGCGCAATGGCCTCTGTAATCTTACTCATCGTCATTTACATCCGGAATATCGTCAATGATGACAACCTGATCGCCTGTCCCGGTCTCTCCATTTTCTTTGTTTAACCTAGCGACCTCAGCTTTAAGCTTATCGATACGCGCTCGCTGTTCTTCTGTAGCTAGTTCGGTAGCACGCAGCTGCTCTTCGTACTCATGGATCATACTCACAAGTACGCCCATCGCCCTGGATTGAGCAACTAAAAAACGTGTTTCTTTATCAATCGCAGCCATGCGCCTCTGTATCAGTTCAGAATGCGATTCGCGGTACCCGGAGCTATCAATCTTTACCGCCTTTTTAGATTCGTTCAACAACGTATCATCTTCAGGACCGGCTACATACATGATTTTCTGGGCACGCAGGATAGCCGCAAACTTCATTTTGATGTTAGCCCAAAGTATATCCAAGCTCGACATGCTTTCTATATCTTGCACGATAGCCAAAGTTTCTGCCGGCAGGTACTTAGCATACAAGCCATGCTTCAGCGCGTTATGGTTACC